TCGTAATTACGTTTTAATATGCCAGGAATAATAAAAGATCGAGAAAGAATTATCAATGCTTTGGAAATGATAGTCGGACATGGTAAAAGTCCAGTAGCAGTAAGTAAGATTATGCAGTTACCTTACTCCGGTGTATGCCGATGGATGTCTTTGTATTGGTTCTATCAGAATCCAATTAACCCAGTAGTTATAACCTTAAAATCAAAAGTATGACAAAGAAAATTAATCAGGTTGAGGCTTTTTTAATGACCGGACAACCTTTGACAGTATTAGATTGTTACAATCTGTATAAAACCTTTGAGTTGCGTAAAATAGTATGTGTTTTAAAAGACAGAGGTTTGAAAATCGGATGCGAGTGGCTTGTTAATCATAATACTGGATCCCGGTATAAAAAATATTTTTTGATTGAGTAAATTTTTTTATATTTGAGTATTGGCTGATATCGACATTAGGCTAATTAAAAACATTTATACCCTTGTGGTGGATGGGAGTCGATACCCTGAAGCCGCAAGGGTTTTTTATTTTTAAACAAATGGATAAACTACAATGGTTTAAGTTTACAATCAGCGACTGGGTAATGGGTAAGATCATGCGATGCCCGGAGGTTACTCAAGCAAGATTTATCTGGTTATGTTGCCAGTATTGGAATAAAGAATGTGTCATGAGTTATGAAGATGCAGAGCTGGAGATCGAAAAAGAGCATTTGACTAATCTATTAACCAGAAAGATCATATTGCTGGAAGGAGATAAAATCAAAATCAAGTTTTTAGATAGCCAACTGATTGAAATTTTGCAAGTTAGTAAAGGCAGAAGTATAGCAGCTAAGGCAAAATGGGATAAGTTTTATGATCAAAAGAAAGATACAAATGCTATTCAAGTCTATGCAAATGCAGAGCAAATGGATGCAAGTGCAAAGCAAATCTCTGCAAATGCTATGCAAAACGATGCAGATAAGATAAGAGTAGATAAGAAAAGAATATACATACCAACTTTGCCTGAGGTTGAATTATATTTTAAAGACAATGGCTATACCAGAGATTCGGCGGTAAAGGCTTTTCATTATTACCAGGAGAACAACTGGAAGGATTCAAGAAACAATCAGGTTAAGAATTGGAAGCAAAAGATGCAAGGCGTTTGGTTTAAGGATGAGAATAAAATAAAGAACGAGCAACTACCTGCTCACTTAACCAGGCTTTTAAATTGATACGGAAATTTAAAGATATTGAGCAGAGTTTAGAACTGATGCGCAATACTGGAAATCCTAAAGGAGATTTGACCGGGTTTACTGACCTCGATCAACTTTATACAATTAAGCAGGGATCATTTACTTTTATTTTAGCCGCGCCGCATCATGGCAAGTCTGAGTTTGCTTTTGAGTTGGCATTTAATCAGGCGCATAAATACGGAAAAAAATCTTTAATCTATTCTCCAGAGACTGGATCAGTAGAGGATATTTATGCTGAGTTTATTCATAAGCTAACCGGCAAACCTTTTTACAAGTCTATTCCCGGATCAGTTGAGGATAAGGATTATTACCAGGCGATTAATTACATTGATGAAATGTTTAATGTGGTTGATTCCGACGAACAAAGTTATTCAATACCAGAGATCATTAATTTAGTAACAGATGAAAAATTAATCATTACGGATCCGTACAATGAACTTAGGCACGAAATGGGGAACTATAATGGTCGGCAGGATTTGTACATCGAGGATATAATCGGAGAAGTTCGGAGATATTGCAAGAAATTTAAAAAGCATTGGATTATTTCTTTGCATCCAGCTGCGCAACAGATTCAAAAAGATGATAAAGGAAATTCGTATTATGGTATGCCAATGGCAAGGGAGGCAGCAGGAGGTCAAGCATTATTAAGGAAGGCTATGACATGGATTAATATGTGGCGTCCTCCGCAGGGCATGAATGATCAGAACGGGCAACCCTATGATGACAACATTGTTTTGATTAAAATTGAAAAAGCCAAGCCTAAAGGCGTGGCGATGAAAGGCGAGATTAAATTGTATTTTGATTGGAGAAAAAATCGGTATTATCAATTTCCTAAACTTTACGCATTTGAAAAGTAACTTACAACTGGAGTTAGAGGCAGAGGCTTATGCTTTATACTTCGCAGATAAAATAAAGACATCTGAGGCATTATTATCTATGGCTGGTATTATCTGCCACCTTGATGGAGATGTATTCGCATATCGCATTAAAAACGGTTTAAATGACAAGATACATGAGGTTATTGATAGGAATAATAAATTAAAACAGATTTATGATCATTTCTTTACTTTATCTGAACAGATAGAGCAAATGAAAATGATTGTCCGGAAAAACAATGCTCGGATGTTAGCGATGGAATTAGAGAATGAAAAAGTAAACAAATTATTAAAGAATTATCAGGAATGGCAATGAAAAACATAAAATTATTCGAATTAAAGAAAATACAAACGGAATTTCCTTCCGTTAAAATAACAAGTCCAGATGAAGCTGCTGATTTTATCAGGCAGTTTTACTTTGATGATATAGAGATATTTGAAAGTTTTTTTATTTTATTGCTAAATCAGGCAAATAAAACAATCGGATATGCTAAGATAAGTCAGGGCGGAATAGCTGGTACAGTTGTAGATGTTAGGATTATTGCAAAATATGCGATTGAAAGTTTGGCAGTATCAGTAATACTTGCTCATAATCATCCTTCCGGAAACTTAAAACCGAGTCAAAGCGATATAGAAATAACTCAAAAGATAAAAGCAGGATTAAAAATATTAGATATTAAGGTGTTTGATCATTTAATTTTAACCGCTGATAGTTTCTATTCATTTGAAAGCAATAATGAAATATAAAAACATAAAGACAGTAGTAAACGGAATAACCTTTGACAGTAAAAAGGAAGCTGCGTATTATGGGATCCTGAAGCTAAAGCAAAAAGCTAAATTAATTGATAGTTTCCAGATGCAAGTCAAGTATGACTTGACAGTCAATGGCATAAAGATCGGTTTTTATAAAGCCGATTTTGTCACTTATAAGGGAGGAGTAGTCCTGGAGGTTATTGATGTAAAATCAGAAATGACAAAGAAATTGCCAGTATACAGATTGAAGAAAAAATTGATCAAAGCGATTTATGGATTTGATATTATAGAAATTTAATACCTTTACTAAAAAAATACCACATGAAAGTAAAAATCTCACAAATAAAAGCTAACTCAAAGAATCCCAGAATAATAAAGGATGACAAATTTAAAAAGTTAGTCCAGTCAATCAGAGAGTTCCCGGAGATGTTAGAAAAACGACCATTGGTTTGTTTTACTGATATTGATGGTAAGTATGTTGTGCTGGGAGGTAATATGAGGCTAAAGGCTTCGATTGAAGTAGGGTTAAAAGAATTGCCTATTGTTTTGGCTGATGACTGGACACAAGAACAAAGGGATGAATTTTTGATTAAGGATAATGTAGGATTTGGAGAATGGGACTGGGATCAGTTGGCTAATGAATGGGATGCGGATAAATTAGATGAGTGGGGTTTGGATGTTCCTAACTTTGATTCAGAACCAATCGGAGATGATTTAATTGGAGATGAAAAAAATAAACCTGCTACTTTAAAAATAACATTTAAAAGTCCAGAACAATTGCAAAAAGCTGAAATAGATATACAAGAGTTATTAGATAGAAAATATGAAGGAGCTTACTTTTCAGTATCAGCCGGAGAATTATGAGATTAGAAATTGCATCTAATAAAGCTATTAAATATGCTTGTTTAAATTTTCATTATGCAAAATCTATACCAGTGAATACATTTGGTTATTCTGTTTTTAATAATAAAAATCAATGGTGTGGTGTAATTTTATATGGTACTGGTGCAAGTCCTACAATAAATAAACAATTTAATTTGAATAAAGGAGAAGTAATAGAACTTGTTAGAATGGCTTTAAATGGGAAACAAGAAAGCACATCAAAAGCAATGTCAATTAGTTTAAAATTATTTAAAAAACATAATCCAATAGTTAAATTAATTATTTCATTTGCAGATATAGATCAAAATCATACTGGGATAATTTACCAGGCTACAAATTGGTATTATATTGAAAAATGTAATGTAAATGCAAAAACTGGTTATATCATAAATGGTAAAAAAACACACCAGCGTTCAATGCTATCAATTGGAAAATATAAGCAAAATACATTTCAAAATGCAAAATCAATTGATAAAAATGCAACCGAATATTTTACAAAAGGGAAAGAAAAATATATTTATGTATTAGATAAATCATTAATACCTTTATGCAAATCATTATCAAAACCTTATCCCAAAAAAATAACCCTGCAAGATTGCAAGGTTATTAATGTGAGCGAGGTGGTAGAATCGAACTCCGACTTTAAGCTGGACGCCTAATGTGTTACCATTACACTAACCTCGCAAGACAAATATAGAAATAATAATGAAAAAGCACACTAAATTATATTTAACGTACTTTGGCTTTGATGAATCT